GTTTATTCAACGTGATGATTCGTTTTACGCCCTCCTCACCACTGAAACAGTGGATCCTTGGAATCGATCACCACGATGACCCGTCACAAGTGTCGCGCTCGGACCTGTTGCCTTAAGACAGCAGAATCCATTGGCGTTTCCAGCACCAATTGGGTCGCAGGACACCTGATCGGGTATACCAAGTCAGTTAAGACGCTACTGCATCTACTTAATCAGGATTACTGTTCCTTGGTTGGTATTACATGGGCAATACTGGTGATTTTCAGTCCCACTTAGGACTAGGAGTGTTAAAGTCTTCTCGGACCGGGTGTTAGTACGTGTTTTCCTCACGTTTCGGATTCCCTCGCGATCAAGCGATCAGGCGCATCCTCATCGCCCCGGAAAATAAGTGCCGGGGCTTGTTTTTCAGCAGCCAGAATACCTCGGTACCTGGTGGGTTTTGGGTGGGTTGTTTCGATGGTAGGTCACGACCCTCGGGTTAGCAGTCCCTAACGTTTATTTCTGTGTCCGTTCGACACTGTGGATATCGCCCCAGCTAAACTTCAGCTTCAGTCAGTTCTACTGCTACTGTGCCCATGAAAACAACCCACGTCCCTATACCAGATGATAGGGAGTAGTGGAGTTCCACGTCGGTAGCACAGTAGATCACATCCCAAAGTGTTGTGGTGTTAAGGTTGTTTTGTGTGTAACCATTGGCCCAGTCGTTGACGGGAAAACCTGATATTTGTGTACGGTAAATCCCTCCGGGTATGGTTTGAGTATGAACCCATATAGCCACAATGTAATGTGCACCTCCTTTGAGCTGTAGGTAATAGCTGTAGCCTGGCTCTCTCAGTGCCCGGATGATAGTTGCTGGCACTTTCGTTGAGGGCTGGCCTACTGTCAACCCTAGGGCTGACGTGTCGGAGACTGGCCAGAGGCTGTTATACAGCATAGCCTTTGGTCCCCATGCGGGCATCCATGCATCCTAGTGGGTAGGCATAATCAACTCGACCTCAAAGTCGATGTAGATTTGCCCAGTCACTTGGGCGATCGTCATGCCGTCTGTCGCGACGATAAGCATTCCATAGTCGTATGCTTCTCGTGTAGAACCTGCGGGAATGGTCGTTGCCCGGCAGAGACGTCCGTTGGCTGGCTGGTTTGAGCCATGTGCCATCAGATTTATTGATCTCTCTTGCCAGACTGGTCCGTCACTCGCTCCCATGTTTGCCATCATCTGGGGTGTGGTGGCGGGGGGGGTGTCGTATGTGTCATATTGCATAGCAATCATAACACGACCTGACGCTTGTGTCCCACCTGCCGGTACGTACCTGAGTCTCAACTTCTTGAACTTGTATCTCTGAAATTTGGCTGCAATCGCTGGCAGCCAACCGAACATTCCTGAATTGACAGCATCCCAGCCTGCAATAGTCAGTGCTGGGTTTGCTGAGGAGAAATG